ATAGTTCTTTCTCCCATATTATAACATGGGGATGAATAATACTCAAGTATTTTGGTTACTACAACCAACAGTCACAGTTACAATCGATAACCTGTTCGATTGCATCTGGTACCGAAAACTGCGCCGGCAATAATACATCTGATGTAAAGAGAGTATTTAATTGTGGTGGTATTAAGTTTTGATAAGGTGATTTTGCTAGACTGCCCGGAACTAGCGGACCGCCGGTGTCTACTGGTTCTGCTAATCTTACCGCACCAATTACCGGGCCAATTACCGGGCCCGTAACCTCTATTGGAACTGTTTCAGGTGTAACATATATATTATATGTTTCTGTTACAGGATCATAATATCCCAATGGTGTAGTATTATTGGGGAATGCAGGAACTGAATTTGCAAGAATGCCATCTGCTATCCATTCTTTTTGTTCCTGATCTACGATAACATCAGGTATATTATTATCTAATGTCACCCCTACATAGTTTAATCTATCTTGATTTCTAGATTGTCGCATTGCGGCAATCACACTTTGTCCTGCAACAAATGTTAAATCAGAAATTGCTTCCAGTGTTTGTGATGCCATATTAGGTTGTGTTTGTTTTCCATACAATGGCAACATATCAACAAATGAATATATAGGAATAGGATATTTATTTACAAAAGCATCTCTTGGGCTAGGTAAGGGCGATAGTCCTGTATTTCTTACTAATTGTTCATTACCCAATTGAGTACCAAAATTATTGTATAAATCATTTAGATCCGTTGATGCACCGGGTCTAACTGTACGAATTAATGCAATCTCTGTATTTGCTAAATCAATTTGCGCCTGAACTGCTATGTTGAATGCAGGAATGTCACCTCCCGGACCAGCAACAATTGTGTCATATAAAGTTTGATATCTGGAAACTAAGTTGGATGTTTGTAAATCTGATATCAGTGTTTGTAACTGTGCCCAATTATATGGTAATCCAGACATACAACCAAAGAAATCAGAATATGTAAAAGTTTTATACGGGCCTGTTCCTAATGCAATTAAGTCGTATGCCGACTGTGCCTCAACTACATCAACAGGTACATTGGTTCCATTGACTAAATCAAGCCCTTGTGTTGTTTCCATATTTGCAACTACTTGGGCAAATTTTTCTATAGGAATTTGAGTAATGTTTTTAACTTGTTGCAATGATGCGCCAAATGCGCCTGCTGTTACCGCAATATCAGGTGGCAATATATCAGCTAGATAAGAACCAAAACCCTCAACTAATACTTGTGGGGTTGTTACAATAGTATCTGAACGGCGTGCGGCAGCTTGTAATACGGTTTCAGGAATTGATTCTGGAATGCCAATAATTTGTTGGTCAAAGAATCCAGCTAGTCTAGGATCATTTCTTGAACCGACTTGACGAATTCCCAAGCCGGCGTTGCGATTGACGGTATCGCCACCGTCATCTGCTATCCTACTGTACTCATAAAGAATATTATGAAAAAAACCAGACATTATTCACCTCCTCCACCGCCATCTCCACCACCACCACCGCCATCTCCACCACCACCACCGCCATCACCACCACCGCCATCACCACCACCGCCATCACCACCAGCGCCATCACCACCAGCGCCATCACCACCATCTCCGGCACTGCCACCTTGGCCCTCTCCTACGCCAGTACCATAGCCGTCATTACCATAACCTAAATCAATAGGTGGCATACCCGGTGGTATACCCGGTGGTATAATAGTACCAACTGCCGCAACCACAGCAGGAGAAATAATTTGATAACTAAAGATTGGATAATATGTTTTACTATTAGTAGGCAAACCAGGTTGTGCGTTATAGATAGGTACGGTTAGTGTCTCGTAACTATTAGGAAATAATTTTTTAATATTCAATAAGTCTGCTAACGTTTCAAGACCTTGTGTTTTACAATTCAATGAAACTAATATGCTTGCTAAATCTACACCCGAAATAACATTAAAGGCAGCATATATTTTTTGCTGTTGACTGGTTGTAACATTTGTATTATTAGAAACTTGAGCAACTTCAGCGTCAGTTAAACCACTAGCCAATAGTGCTAACACAACTGAATCAGTTAGTGCATTATATGTTTTTAATGTTTCTAGTACATTAGAAGGGAAACCAAAAGTTCTAGTTTTACTTAAATTGATTGCTTTACCTAATGCAATTAAATCTTGACCAAACACCCTAGTTGATAAACTGATACCGGTGATATCACCGGTAATCAAGTCATTCATATTACTATATGTACCTTCTAAGAAGGTAAATGAATTTTGTAGAGCCATTATAGATTGATTAGAATAATCAATAAATGAACTTGCTTCCGTCCATGATCCCAAGAAATCAGTATAATACCCTGTTAAATTTAAGGTATCATTATAATTAAATTCATTATATGCTTGCCAGGCATACAATCTTACAAAGCCATAACTGGCAGTCTCGCCTGAGTATGCAGTGGCCCAACCAGGATAACCGGAATAGTCATAAGTACTTGGTTTAGTATTACCTAATGCAGGTATAGTTGTACTACCCATTGCGATCAAGTTATTGTATGTCGTAGAGGTGAGATTACCTGCGTTATACTCGACCCAGCCTTGACGAATAGCATCTGTAAGTTTGCTCAATGAGGATATCGATCCGTTAGTATAATTGCTTATACTTGTGCTTGAACCCATATATCCGGTGGCAAAGTTGTTAATCCAAAAGCCTTTGCCCTGGAGCAAGCCACTCATTACATTAACGCCTAACGGATTTTGTTTTCCTGTATCGCTCATGGGCAAAATACATCACTACTTCCTTTAACGATGCTATGACCGCAGGAATTAGTTGAGCCTATTCTTAGCACTGGACTGCCTTCAGCAAATACAGTAGGACTACCTGAAGTGGTAGTCGCGGCGTTATGGGGAGGATGGGGTTTTCCCCAAGGAGCATGTGGGCTAATTTGACTAACATGTAGTCCTATAGGAAGTCCATTAACAAATACGGTGCCGGCGCCACGCATTATAGTTCCGCCAGTTGTATTTGTATCTCCTTTTCTACTCACCCCTGCCATATTTTATCCTAAAATTAACTTCTTCTCTGGTACTTGAATACCAGTAGTTGCTTCAATATACTTGACTTTAATACTATCATCAGTTTGTGCAACCATTGCAATACTATTAGTATTTAGTTTAAATTCTTCCTTCGGATTTGCGGTAAAAACGCTAGGAATCATTTGTAGACCTTGTTGTCCCGGGGCAATAGAGACTGGCTCTGCTATGATAATAAAATCTGCTCCTGCTAAAATAACTTTAGCAATGAGTTCTTCTCCTGAATTTAATTTGAATGTGTATACTTCATTTGTTTTTAGTGCTACTTGCATTAGATACTTTCTGTTAGTTTTTGTTTAAGTTCGGTGAAACCACCAATTAATACTCCGTCTAATATAATTTGGGGTACTGTTCTTGCTGTTGGGACTGCTTCAAGCAATTCTTCTTTTGTATATCCGTCTCCAATTTTTCTTTCTTCAAATTGAATACCTTTTTGAGTCATCAATGCCTTTGCTTGGTCGCAATAAGGACAGTGATACTTAGACCATATAATTGCTGTCATGTTGTTTTTCTCCTTTAATAATTATAGCATAAAAATCCATAAATAAAAATAATTATGGCATAAATACTAGTGTAGTTCGCGGAAGTGGAATTCCCAACTACTCTATGATTGAAAAGGAATCACAGCATGACTATTTATTACATCTATGCCTATCTAAGAAAAGATGGCACCCCTTACTATATTGGCAAGGGTTCAGGTAAAAGAGCATTTCAACCACACCGTACAAAAGAAGGCGGTGTACATACTCCAAAAGAATCTACTAGAATTGTATTCTTAGAACAACGACTAACTGAAGTCGGAGCGTTTGCTCTTGAAAGACGCTATATCAGATGGTATGGTCGCAAAGATATCAATACCGGAATATTACATAATAGAACAAATGGCGGTGAGGGAGGTAGTGGTGCTATCAGGTCTATTGAGTTTAGACAAAATGCTAGTCAGTCACTGCTGGGCAAAAAGAAGACACCCGAACATATTGCTAATGTGGTGGTGGCAAGATTAGCCAGCCCCAAAGCTAGGGGATATGTCGCTTGGAATAAGGGTTTGCCCAACATAATGAAGGGCAAACTATTAGGACCTAAATATAAGGTTATATGTCCTCATTGCGGATTGGAAGGTGGTTTTAACGCAATGAAAAGATACCACTTTGATAACTGTCGTCAGATATTAGGTAATGCATCGTAATCTAATGTCTCAGACATAACTCCTATTATGTAATTGGTACTTTCCGTTTCTTGCAGTGCGGACTGTTTTTTACTAGTGTCAGTGTGCTTGTTGAACCACGGAATAGGAGTACTTTTTGGTGCTGGACTATTATATCTAATACCAATTTCTTTTAATGCTCCTACTGCTGTATAATCAACAAAGTCTTTTAATACGGTTGCGTTCAATCCGATGACCGGGCCCATTTTGAACAAGTAGTCTGCCCAGTCTTTTTCTTCTTTAATTACATCCATGTAAAGTTGATAGACTTCACTTTCGCATTCTGATTTAACTTGTGCGAAACGACTATCTTCTTTAACTACTTGATTAATAAGGTAGGCAGTCCAACCTTTATGGAGAAGTTCATCTTGGAGAATTAAACTGATAATATTGCCATTACCAATAAAGATTTTGTTCTCAACCATTGCTAACGATGTAGCGAATGATACCATAAAGCGGAATGCTTCCAATGCGTAACTGGCATGTAATGCCATATAAATTGCTTTGATGTGTTCTTTCTCGTTCACATCTTGACCTAACTCTTTGCGACAATTAACTTTGTGTAGTTCATCATAATAACGACCAACACTACTTGCCATATCTACAATCTCTTTTGTATCGTGTATAGTATTGAACACATCTTTTGGCACATTGTAAATGTTACGAATGATGTGAC